AAATGAAGGTAGCAATAATAAATGACACTCATTGTGGGATTCGCAATTCTTCTGACATATTTCTCGATAACGCAGAGAAATTTTATAATGATGTATTTTTTCCTGTTCTTTTGGAACGGGGTATTCGCCATATCGTTCACCTTGGCGACTATTTTGATCACAGGAAGTTTATCAATTTCCGTGCCCTTAACCGTAATCGTCATGTCTTTCTTGAACGGTTACGAAAAGAACAGATAACAATGGATATTATTTGTGGTAATCACGATACTTACTACAAAAATACTAACGAATTAAACTCACTCAAAGAACTATTAGGTCACTATATGAATGAGGTTCATATTATACATGAGCCAACAGTTATGCAATATGGTTCTTTAAAGATGGGTATGGTTCCATGGATATGTCCAGAGAATCATGATAAGACTATGGAGTTTTTAAAGACTGCTAAGTGTGACTGGATTGGTGGTCATTTTGAATTTGCGGGGTTTAGCGTACTGCGTGGTGTTCTTGCTCCACATGGTTTAGATCACAAAGAACTTTCAAGATTTGAAAGAGTATTGTCTGGACATTATCATACAAAGTCTCAAAAAGATAATGTGACATATCTTGGCACGCAAATGGAATTCTCTTGGAACGATGCTCACGATCCTAAGCATTTTCATATTCTTGATACGGAAACACGTGAGCTAGAAGCAATACAAAATAATCATACTTTATTTCAAAAAATAGTGTACAATGACGAAGAAACAGATTATAATAAGTATAACGTAACTAATTTAGATGGTAAGTTTGTAAAAATAGTTATAGTCAATAAAAAAGATTTATTTACATTTGATCGATTTATTGATAGAATACAAAACAGAAAGATTCATGATCTCAAGATTGCTGAAAACTTCGATGAGTTTTTAGGATCTAGCGTAGAAGATGAATCTGTTTCTATTGAAGAAACAACAGAACTATTAGATACGTATATTGAAGCAGTAGAAACTGAATTAGATAAAGACAGACTAAAACTTTCTATGCGTAATCTTATGACTGAAGCACAGGCTATTGAAACAGTATGATAATATTTACATCGTTGAGGTTTAAGAATTTCCTATCTACCGGAAACAATTGGACTCACATTGATCTTAATAAATCTAAGTCTACTTTGATTGTAGGTCAGAATGGTGCTGGTAAATCTACTATGCTAGATGCAATTGCATTTGGTTTGTTTGGTAAACCACATCGTAACATTAATAAACCACAACTTATAAACACGGTTAACAATAAAAACTGTGTGGTTGAAGTAACATTTGTAATAGGTAAAGCACAATATAAAATTATACGTGGCATTAAGCCAAACGTATTTGAGATTTGGAAGAATGGTGATATGATTAATCAATCATCACATTCCAAAGAGTACCAGAAGATTCTCGAGCAAAACATCTTGAAGCTAAATCATAAAAGCTTTCATCAGATCGTTGTCTTGGGGTCCTCCTCCTTTGTTCCTTTCATGCAACTCCCTGCACAACACCGGCGAGATGTTATCGAGGATCTTCTGGACATTAACGTATTCTCTAAAATGAATAGTTTGTTAAAAGAAAAAACATCAGTACTAAAAGATAAAATGAAAGACTTATCTTTTAAATTAGATGTTGAAACAAATAAAATAGACACACAGAAAAAATATATTAGCGATTTAAAAGCTCTTAATAAAACGGCTAAAGAACAAAAAGATGTACAGGTTGATAAACTTAGGAAAGATCTCGCCTCGCTTTCTAAAGAGAACGCTGAAATCTCTGCAGAGGTCGAAGATAAACAAAAACCGCTTGAAAAAGAACTCAACACGTTACACGATCGTAAACAAGTTTTTGTACAATACAATGCTCAGTTCAGACAGCAAATGTCTCAAGTTGTTAAAGAATCAAAATTCTATGAGGAAAATGAAAACTGCCCAACCTGTTCGCAAGAAATCACGGAGTCCGTCAGGAATGATAAATTACAATCCTCGAAGGAGAAAGCGAAAGAATTAAAAGATGCTATGGACGAAGCATCAATAAAGTCTGGTGAAATAGAAGATTCGATCACACAAGTGTCAGACGATCTAAATGCTATCAGAGCAAAACAATCTACTGTGAATAGCAATAATCAATCTATAGCTAGAATACAAAACGAAATAGAATATTTAGAGAAAGAACTTAATCAGACTGGTGATATTGAAACAGCAAAAGAAGAACTCGAAGCAATGCAAAATACTGCTAATGAGTTTAACATGTCAAAGTTTCAGTTAAACGAAGAATATTCATACAACAATGTTATGTCAGAGATGCTAAAAGATACAGGCATCAAGACAAAGATTATTAAGCAATATATTCCAGTAATTAATAAACTAGTAAACCAGTATCTACAAATATTAGATTTTTATGTTCACTTTGATTTAGATGAAAGTTTTACTGAAACTATTCGATCACGTCATAGAGATCAATTTTCATATGATTCTTTTTCTGAAGGTGAAAAGCAACGTATTGACTTAGCATTATTATTCACATGGCGAATGATTGCTAAAATGAAAAACTCAATATCAACAAATCTTCTCTTACTTGATGAAACATTTGATTCAAGTTTAGATCATGATGGTGTTGAGAACCTAATGAAGATTCTACATTCTCTTGATGAGAATTCGAATACGTTTATTATATCGCATAAAGGTGATATTCTTGACGGTAAGTTTAAAGATAAGATAGAATTTGTAAAAGAAAAGAATTTTAGTAAAATAAAAGATTTACAAACTCTTGAAAATGTGGTATAATATAATGATTAACAAACGAGGTATATAATGGAACTGAAAGACGAAACACTTTCTGTATTGAAGAATTACGCATCGATAAATCCTAACATTGTAATTCAACAAGGCAATACAATCAAGACAATGACTGAGGCACGCAATGTATTATCCTCAGCCACACTTGCCGAAGACTTTCCACAAGAGTTTGGCATCTACGATCTCAATGAGTTTCTAGGTGTTATTGGTCTTGTCGGAGAACCAAGACTTAAATTCGAAAACGATTATGTAGTTGTTACAGATAGTAGCAATCGTTCTCGTGTTAAATACTTTTACTCTGATCCAGAGATGTTGACAACTCCCACTAAAGATGTAAAGATGCCACCAGCTGATGTGTCATTTATTTTAGATCAAGATACGCTAGGTCGTATTAAGAGAGCAGCATCAACACTTGGTCATTCAGAACTTTCTATTACAGGAAAAGATGGTGTGCTTAGTCTATCTGTTGTTGATAGTCAAAATGCAACATCAAATGCATTCTCTATTGATGTGAGTGGAGAATTTGCTGGAGACAACTTCAACTTTGTATTTAATATTGCAAATCTTAAAATGATTCCGGGTGATTATGAAGTTGGCATCTCATCAAAATTAATTTCACATTTTGTTAACAAAGAAATGGGTATCGAATATTGGATAGCCCTTGAAAAGACATCAACCTTCGGAGTATAATATGTCAGATAAAAAAGAAGAAAAAACAGAAGCAGATACAGATCCTCATGCTCCTATGTATGAAACATCAAATCGTGCTGCTCGTAGTATGATTGCGGTAATTGATACAATGTGTCAACGTGGTGGATTTAAAGGTGAAGAGCTTTCTACTATTGGTACGCTTCGTGATCAATGTGTACAAATTATTCAAATGGCTGAAAATTATCAGCAGGAGCAAGCACAAACATAATTTACTTTCCATTGAAAACGTGTTATAATATATTATGAAGGAAAGATTATGTCAAGTGAATTTTTATGGGTCGAAAAATATCGACCAAAAGTGATTTCTGAAACGATTCTGCCTCCCCGACTAAAAGATGTGTTTCAGAAGATGGTAGATACCGGTGAATTGCCTAACATGCTTTTCACCGGTACTGCCGGTTTAGGTAAAACCACAGTTGCTAAAGCATTGTGTAATGAACTAGGTTTAGATTACATTGTAATCAATGGTTCAGAAGAAGGTAACATTGATACTCTTCGTGGTAAGATAAAACAATTTGCGTCATCTGTATCTTTACAGGGTGGCGTTAAAGTCGTTATATTAGACGAAGCAGATTATTTAAATCCTCAATCTACTCAACCAGCTCTTCGTGGTTTTATTGAAGAGTTTAGTAATAATTGTAGATTCATTCTTACTTGTAATTTTAAAAACCGTATTATTGAACCACTACATTCTCGTTGTGGTGTTTATGAATTTAATACGACTAAAAAAGAAATGGCAGAGCTTGCCGCTGAGTTCTTTAAACGGTTTATAAATATATTAAATCAAGAAGATGTAACGTTCGAGAAAAATGCTGCGGCAGATCTCGTTATGAAATATGCTCCAGATTGGAGGAGAGTATTAAATGAAGGGCAAAGGGGTGGATTTAGTAATAGCGGCATTAATGGTAATAATAACAGCAATGGCCTTAATTCCATTAATGATCTCACCAGCCATTTAAAAGATAAAGACTTTAAAAAGATGAGGCATTGGGTTGCCAATAATATGGACGTTGACTCCTCATCTATCTTTCGTGGACTATACGATAGTATGACTGATACTGTAGCCAATAGATCAATACCGCAGTTAGTTTTAATTTTAGCTGACTATCAATATAAACAAGCCTTTGTGGCAGACCATGAATTGAATGTCGTAGCTTGTATGACGGAGATAATGGCAAACGTAGAGTTTAAGTAATGAAAGAATTTGTTTTAGTAATTAGCATGTGGGGTAACAATGGCACCGCATGGGAATATATAGGTAATCAATATGTAATGCAAGAAACATTTACACAACCTCAGTGTGAGATTCTTGTACATAATTCTAATTGGCAAAAACATATGGCAAATGAATATTATAGATTACAATTTGATTGCTTTCACAAGGACGATCACAATTAATGTTAATATTGTACACACAGCCTAGGTGCCATTTTTGCGAGATCATGAAAAGGATGTTGAGCAAAATGGACGAAGCCGAAGGCTTTCAGACTATAGACATTACCAAAGACGCAGAAGCTAAAAACTTTATGCGAAAGAAAGGTCATAGGACTGTTCCTATGCTTTATTGGAGAGTGCCTGGTCATGATGTATGGGTAAACAAAGATATTGACACTAGAAAATTAACTGGTGAAAATCTAGGTAAACGAATAAAAGATGCTATATCTGAAACCAAGAAAAGTAATTGCTTAGTATTTGACGTAGACGGAACTATAACACCAAGTAGACAACCTATTGATCCAGAGCATAAAGAAAAATTAATGTCGCTAGCTGAAACTGTAGACATTTATATTCTTACAGGATCTGACTTTCCAAAAACACAAGAGCAGCTTGGCGATCTTACTAAAGTAGTCAAAGGCTGTTATCAGTGTGCGGGTAATGAATTATGGGTAAAAGATAAACTAGTACAATCTGCGCCTGAATTTAAAATTCCTAAGATGATGCTTGCTTGGTGTAAACAAAAAATGGAAGAAAGTAAATTTCCACATAGAACTGGTTCTAAACATGTAGACCTCAGACCTGGTATGATGAATTTTTCTATTATAGGTAGAGGTTGTACTAATGAACAAAGGCAAGAATATATTGAATACGACAAGAAAAATGATGAAAGACAAGAACTAGCTGATGAATTTAACGGGTTGTTTCATACATACTCGGCTCAAATAGCTGGTGAAACTGGTATCGATATATGTGAGAACGGAAGAGATAAAGGACAGGTGTACAAACCGCTAGAAGAGTTGTATAATAGTATTATCTTTTTTGGCGACGATACTCAAGAAGGCGGAAATGATTATCCTTTTGCTTCAAAAATAGAATCATTTCCTCATCGATGTTTTCACGTAACAGATCCAGAAGATACATTTGAAACTTTAGAAGCAATTGAGAAACTATTTAATGAATCCCTTTGAATTTTTAAATGCTATTAATACAACCAAAAAAGATGTTATAGTAGATGATCTAACCGAAAAAGCATATAATAGCTTTATGGTTAATCGTTCACTTTCTTATTTTAATGATACCGTTGTACTAGCTAATGAGATGAATCGTTATCACCACCTCGATAATAAACTACAATTTGACTTTCTTATAAATATGGTTAGAAAGCGCAAACGCTTTTCTAAATGGATAAAGCCTCAGATTGAGAGTGACGTCGAAGTGGTAAAAGAATATTATGGCTATAGCAATGAGAAAGCTCGTCAAGTATTACCGCTTCTGTCACCCGAACAAATAAATGGGTTAAAGAAGAAGGTGAATAAAGGTGGAAGAAACAACAATAGTTGAGTGGTCTCCAGCTACGATGCTGGAAGTAACTCTAAACGAACCAGATGATTTTCTAAAGGTTCGTGAAACACTGACACGAATAGGTGTCGCATCTCGAAAAGATAAAAAACTATTTCAGTCTTGCCATATATTGCATAAGCAAGGCAGATATTTTATAGTACATTTTAAAGAATTATTCTTACTTGATGGTAAGAAAGCAAATCTAGAAGAAAACGACGTAGCACGTAGAAATACTATTACTACTTTGATGTCAGACTGGGGTTTAGTTGAGATTCAAAACAATGAAGAAGCTAAACCGCTAGCGCCATTACGGCAAATCAAAATTATTCCGTTTAAAGAAAAGGATCAATGGGAACTTTGTCCTAAATATAATATCGGAAATAAGTAAAAAAAATGTATATCTGCTATGTACTTTTTGAATAGATACACTATATAAATAATATGGGTGCCGAATGGTCGGGCCCATTTTAACCTTGCTAGTCATAGGAGGAAAACATGACAGGTAATTTCGTATACCCCCGAAACGCATTCTTAGGTTTCGACCACATCTTCGATCAGCTGGAATCAATACACAGCCACGCGAAGGATACTTATCCCCCACATAACGTAATTAAACACGACAATATGAAATATGAGATTGAACTTGCAGTAGCAGGTTTCAATAAAGATCATATCGATATTGAAGTAAAAGACCACGTGCTTACTATCACAGGTGATAGACCACAAAGGCGTGATCAAAATAGTTACGTTCATAAAGGTATAAGTGCTCGAAAGTTTAAGAAGTCGTATCGATTAAGCGAATACACAGAAGTCACTGGAGCAGACATGATGGATGG